GTCATAAGCTGTTAAGCGGAACTACTAGGGGTACCGGAGAATCTGAGTCTGATGAATCTAAAGAGACAGATGAGACAGATGAGACCAAAACCTCAGAGAGCGGAAAACCTGGAGATACCGATATTAACGCTGCGGATCTTTCAGCTGCTAGAAGCGAGGCTACCGACCAAGAAAAATGGGAGTCTTGGAAAGAACAGTATAAACAACGCTCGGGGGATCAACCGCAGTTTCCTACTGGGTTTAAGACTATGACCAGAACTCCTGCAGACGAGGAACGTGCTACTAGTTCGGGGAGTGAGGCACCCACACCCAACTCAGCTAGTGACACTAAAAAATCTTTACAACAGGCGAAGAGGCTGCATGCTAACACTGCACAAAAAGCTAAAGAACTACTAGTCAGGTATAAACACACAGGTTCTTATCCTTACTGACTACTATTGCTAAAAAAAGATGCTATAGTACTAGGTACGACGACTTAATGTCACGTAGAGTATTTGGGAGAGTAAACTTGAACCTGTACTTAGACTTATATAAAGCAGTTCAAATGCCGTCCACAGCCACTGATGCTCAACCTGAGCGTCGGGCGGCACGGCAATTTAACGAGTCTTTTACCAGAAGAAATTCTGGCGTAGTAGGCGGGGACCTTACTCCTGACCATCCAGATGTTGGACGAAAGTGGCGTAATCCAAGTGACGATGATGACACTTTGGACGACGAATTAGAAAAAGAACGAGAAAAAGAAGCAGAACTAGCTTCCAAACGTGGCATAATTCCAAAGCCAGATAAGAAAGAAGAGGGCACTAAGAAAGCTCTTGATATCTTTAAATCCTTATCTTCTAATATGGCAGCGGAACTGCGGTCATACACGCCCAACGTTAGGGAAGTAGAGTTTCTGACGGAGGTTCGTGGTTATCCTATGGAAGCTGTGCTAAAAGGACAAGTACAGATTTCAGGACGTGAACGCTCCATGTTTACTGAATGGCTTACCGGCAGACTGCAGAAGTCTATCAATAGGTTACCTCGATGACAAATTTTGCTGATCAAGCTCAATGGGTAGAGAAAGTCTCTCAGTGGCGTGACGCCACAAATGACCTTCCACTATTGGTACATGATGAAATACTTAAGTCTAAGCTAGACCCTGGTAAGCCAAAGCATGGACCTAGATCTCTGGTTTTTGATCCTTTGTCGATTCAGTTCGCAATGGGATATAAAGACCGTCGTTATTCTCTTACGTATGAAGTTTTAAAGAGAATCCCTCAACAGCTATCGCTTATTGGAGCTATTCTGCAGACTAGGTGCAACCAAGTCGGACAGTTTGCAGCGCCATTTAGGCATTCAAAGTCTCTAGGTTTCGCTGTTAAACATAAGAATCCTGCTCGGCTTACCACAAAAGGCGAACGAGAATTTATTCTTTCGTTAGAACAGTTTATTTATAACTGTGGAGCCAAAGATCCTAACCCACACAGCCCTTTAGCTAGAGATGATTTTGAAACATTTTTAAAAAAGCTGGTTCGTGACTCCCTCATGTACGACCAAGCTTGCTTTGAAGTTGTACCTGACCGCAAAGGACTGCCCTACGAATTCCTTGCAGTAGACGCCTCCACCATCCGTATTGCAGCTAACAATCTAGAGTTAGATTTCTCGACGGCTCTTAAAACGGCAAATAACCTGTATACAGGCATTCGTCCGTCTGCTGTACAAAACCTGCACCCGTACAAGACGCTTCAGATCAGAAACCCCGAGATTCATGATGTTCCAGCCTACATTCAGCTGGTTAATGGAATGATTCGTAACACCTATACTCGAGATGAGTTGGCTTTTGGTGTAAGAAACCCACGCACAGATATCTACATTCAGGGTTATGGTTATGGTGAACTTGAGCAGCTAATTACGATTATTACTTCTCATTTATACGCTGAGGAGTACAACCGTAGATTCTTCATGCAAGGTTCTGCACCTAAGGGTATTCTTAATTTCAAAGGTGACAATCTAACTCCCGATCAACTTGAAGCAGTCAAGCGTCAATGGCGTGCAAACGTTGAGGGTGTAGAAAACGCTTGGCGTACACCAATTATGCAGGCCGAACAGGGTATCGAGTGGGTTCCCCTGCATCAGTCAAATCAAGAGATGGAATATTCTATGTGGATGGAATATCTCATCAAGATTACTTGTGCAGTATTCCTGATTGACCCTGCTGAACTTAACTTCGATATGCACGGTGGCGTTCAGCAGACGCCCCTGTTTGAGTCTTCGCAAGAGTGGAAGCTAAAGGCTTCCAGAGATCGTGGCCTCAAGCCTCTACTTCGTTTCATTGCGAAACTAATTAATGATAATATTGTCGCAAAGATTGACGACAGCTTTACATTTGACTTCCTTGGGCTTGACGAGCTAACCGAGCAAGAAAAGCACGAACTTCGTAAGGAGCAGGTAAGCACTTACATGACCCTTAACGAAATTCGTCGTGCTGAAGACCTTCCCGATGTTCCTGATGGTGACATCATCCTCAATCCAACGTACACCACTGCTCAGCAACAGCGTCGGCAGTTTGCTATGCAGGAAAAGCAGATGGAGGCCGCGGCCGGTGCAGCCGCAGCGCCGGGTCAAGCTGGTGGCGCTTCTCCGCCACCTGCTGGTGGCGAAGAGGGTGGCGACAAAGAAGAAGAGTCAGGTTCCGAAGGACCGCAGTACTCTGAAGGATTTACTAAGTCTATTAAAGTACTCGAAATTTCTCTAGACGATTCCGATGACTGGATGGACATCTATCGCGGAGCTTGATTTCTATGCAAAAAGCAAGAAAATTGCATGGTCGCATAGACTTTCAAGGACTTCCTATCTCTGTTGAAAACAGGGAGGGTTCCAGAAGGTATTGGTACGACCCCGAGGCTGACGAGCACGGGTCCACCAAAATGAAATATCCGTATGGATATGTTAGAGGTACGTTGGGTTTGGACGGTGACGCAGTAGACGTGTTCGTTGGTCCAGACGCAGATTCAGATTTAGTCGTGGTAATAACACAGCTAAAACGTCCTGATTTTTCAAAGATTGATGAACAAAAGGTTATGCTTGGTTTTTCTTCTGCGAAACAGGCCAAACAAGCATATTTAAAGCACTACAATGACCCTAGATTTTTTGGGTCTATGAAAACTCTGACAATCTCGGAGTTCAAAGACAGACTAAAAACGCACCGAGGTAAATTAATCAAACACTTGTATCTTGATACTACATCTGCTAGTATTCAGGCTAGTGTGGAATATTCCGGAGGAAATATCGTGTCAAAAGACGCAGTTGCTATTTTAAAGGGCCTAACCAGCAGAATGTTATCCACGATGCACAACAGCAAGCGTGTGGAAGCTACTCCTGTAGTAGACTCGGGAGAGGACATTGTGGAGGTCGCTATGACCGGCCCTATGGTTGCTCAAGCGATGCACGTACATCGTCCATTTGAACAGCCTGTAGCGCCTAAGGTTAGCATTGCTACTCCTTTTCAGGCGGCTGCCCCCACAACACCCGACTTCATGACATCTTGTGGGAGCTGCGGCTACGTACACAAGAGCCTAGGTGACTGTCCTCGTTGTTCCACACTTGGGGATCTTAACCGCGAAGCAGCTCCTATCTGGAGACGGTGATTTTTATGCTTTACCTTCGATCAGAACTATTGAATAAATCTAAAGCCGAAAAGCCAAAGACAAAGGCTGGTGCAGGTAAGGCAGTAGATACTGGGAGCAAAGAATCTGGAAGAGGTTCACAGCGCGGTGGCAAGTACGTTGCCAGAGTGCAGGTTGGTTATGAAAAGGACGGTTCACCAAAGTACCGTTATTTTAAAACCAATGAAGAGTACGAGACGTATATGTCTGCTCGGGGTGAGTCAAAAGAAGGAAAGAAGTTAGAGCATAAGGTTAAGAAAGAACATCAAGAGTCAACGGATAAGCATACAGGGCGAGTAGTGCACCAACCTGCATCTAAGGAGTTGCCATCCGGACTGCTTTCTACTAAGAAGAGTTTATCGCTTTTTGTGAGGACTACATGAACAATCTTCCAAGATTACCAGTTCGGTATTTAGCTGACAACTCAGAACTTCTTAAGAGCATGGAAGTTTTGTCGGGTGGACAAGCAGGGCAAGGAACAGATTACGAACCAGAGGATCTTGCACAAGAAGTCCCTCCTGGTGTTGTTTCTTCTTTTAATGCACCCGTTAATCGTATGAACGGAAACGTAGTGTTTCGCCGTCTTCCAAACGGAGATCTAGACTTAGAAAATGCTAAACACATAGTTGTAGATCTTTTGCACCTAGTTAAAGATAAGCAGCCATTAACTGAAATTGAAAAATTAATTCTCGGTTGCATGTTTCCATTGATGTTTCCTTTTGTCGATCCACGACTAGCTGCACCAATCATGTCAGTTCAGTTGCGCCTTGCTCCTTGGGAGTGCGCACTGGTTACCGAAAAAGTGGCAGCGCACCTACAGGCCGAGATGAGTTACAACTCGGGTATTGGCGGCGGCGGTGATCCCGGTCGTTCGCACACTAGATCCTGAAGATGAAAGTAAGAACAAATCTTAAGCCTAGCGAACTAAAGCGCGTAGGCGAGGGTCTTCAGCGGCTCGCAGACAAACAAACTCGAGATGAAATCGAGCTAGAGAATCCAGCAGAAAAAGAATTAATTAGACAGGTAGACAGTATTTTTGATACAATGGTTAACAGTTTGCAGTCTGAAGTTGCACGCATTCTGTTAGATAAGGAAGACTGATCATGACTTGGTGGAATCCTAAGCCTCTTCGTCCACAGGCAGATAACACACTGTTTCAGTTTCACGAACAGCCGACTGTGTTTAAGGGCGTTTCGCCCATGCAGCGTCAACGTCAGGCTGACGGAACTCCACCAACTGTCTCTGGATACAGTGCTCTGCGTCCAGCGGATCCTGCGCTTACAATTAAGCCTGATTTAGTTAAGGGTTCTCTAGTAGAAAAGATCGAAGAAAAGAATCCTCGCTATGGAGTACCTAAGCGCGACCCTGTAGAGCCTATGGGCGTCATTAAGTCTTACATGGCTTACAAGAGCGAGGATAAGGAAGATCCTGACGCTGACAGCGAGGAAGAGATGCAAGAAGTCAATAAGGCTTCTGAGCACCGAGACCCTGAGGGTGGTCTTACCGCGGCTGGACGTAAGCACTTTAACAAGAAGGAAGGAAGCAACCTAAAGCCCGGTGTAAAGGGTAAGGACGCTGACCTCTCAGACGCGGAAAAGAAGCGCAAGGGATCATTCCTTACTCGTCACTACAAAGGCGAACATAATGCGAAGAAGCCATTAAAGGACGAAAAGGGTGAGCCTACACGTCACGCACTACAGGCGCAGGCTTGGGGTGAACCTACTCCTAAGAACCCGTCCGACCGAGCCAAGCTAGTTAAAGATGGCGAACGTCTGCTGGCTCAAGTAAACAAGTCGATCGAGAAGGCAAAGCGTGGCTGGCAGGATGAAGACTCAGTAGAGAAGGCTGCGCTTGACAAGATGTTTTCTTCTATCAACAAACTTTCTAAGGCTTGTGGTGGGTCCTACATGGGTAAGTCTGAGGAATCCGAAGACGAGGATCAAGCCGACGATGACATTGAAAAGGGCGAAGCGTACACAAAACCTGGACTTCGTGAACGCATAAAGAATCAGGTTATGGCTGGTTCTGATGGTGGCAAGCCCGGACAGTGGTCTGCGCGCAAGGCACAGCTTCTCTCACAGAAGTACGAAGCTGCGGGTGGCGGATACAAGGGTTCTCGAACGAAGGAACAGCAGTCCTTGTCTAAGTGGACTAAGGAAGAGTGGACGACGTCCGATGGTGAGAAAGCCGATCGCAAGGGCGGTATGCGGAGATACTTACCAAAGGAAGCTTGGGAAAAGCTATCTCCTTCGGAGAAGGAAGCTACCAACAAAAAGAAGGTAGAAGGTTCTAAGAAGGGCGAGCAGTTCGTATCCAACACCCAAGCGGCTAAGAAGGCTCGGGATAAAGCACAAGACAAGGACGACGATAAGAAGGTTGAAAAAGCAGCGCTAGATAAGATGTTTTCTTCAATCAATAATTTGACCAAGGCTTGTGGTGGTTCTTATATGGTGAAGGCCGATGACTCGGACGATGAGCAGGAAGAGTCAGAGGAGGCTTTAGAATCCGATGAGAACGAGGATAAGTCGTTGACTGGTAGTCCTAGCCCTAGTCCTACTCCAAAGACACCTAAGCCAAAAAAGCCAAAGATGAGCAGCGGCATTAAGGCTGCTAAAACAGCTGGCCGTAGCTTCGGTTCTGGTGTAGTATCCGCAGCAGCGGCACCGGTAAAAGCAGTGTTGGGTGCAGCTAGACGCATTTAACCTATGGCTATTAAATTCTCCCAAAAGATGAAGGAGCTAAAAAGAATAGCTCAGCTTCATGCTAATTGGCTTGTATATGCGACGTTGGGAGCGTCTGCTATATCTAAGGAGGAGCTTTCCGAACTAAGAAAATACGGAAAGCTTCCCGTAGATAAATCTTTAGATTTAGTAGACAAGTCTTACCTACTAGGTAGGTTGAAGGCTATTTTAAAAAAGTCAGAGTACAGCAAAGTCACCTACGAAGAAGTCGTAGAAAAGACTGGCAGTATGGACTTATCGCTTTTAGAGGAACTTGTTGTTGAACAAGCTCGTCTAAAAGCGGGAACTTATTTAAAAAATCTATCGACAGAACTTAACAACGGCGTTTACGACGCATTAAGTCAATCTATCGGCAAAGCGGTTAGCGAAGCCACTGTGCAGGGTATCGTAGCTGACGAAACTGCTTTGGCCGTAATCTACAAGAAAACGGCACAGGAGTTTTCGTCTAGCCTTGCAGCACGTCTACAAACAGGACCAAAAAAATCTTGGTTAGCAATTGCAAAGACTGAGCTTCATCGTGCTAAGGTGGCTGGTCACGCACAGGCCATTATCAATAAGATTGATATCTACGCTAATAGCGATGGTCCTAACTCAGAAGTAAGTATAATTCCAGCTAAGGAATGTTGTGAAGATTGCAGGGAGCGTTACACAGATGCATCCGGCAATCCTAAAGTATTTAAGCTAACAGACCTGATAGCTGCAGGCTCTAATGCTGACGGCGGCGTTTCTCATTCCAAGATTCATGGTAAGCACGTAAATTGGAAAACCACTCTTCCTCCGCTTCATCCCAACTGCGGTTGCCAGCTACAATACATACCCCCGGGTTATGGCTGGAAAGACGGAAGGATGTCAGTACTGAACAAGTCGCTCTTTGAGGAGGCGTTCCTTCAAAAAGCAGTGGCTGGTGTCAGTGGGGGCATTTCGTCTACGGTACAACCCAAGGGTCCGTATGGCTCTGCAAAGCCGCCAGGAATGCCTTCAGTACCTGGTGCTGCTGCTCCCGGTAACGTTGCTGGGCCTGGAAGACCACCAGCAATGGCCGGGGGTCTTGGGGCTAAGATAAAAGGCGTTGTTAGTAAGTTGTTTGGTGGAGGTGGCGGTGCAAGTGGTGGAGGGAATAGTGAATATGCACCTTGCCCCTTTGGAGGGGGAGACGATTGCATAAAGCACGGAGGTAACGGAGCCGAGCATCATAAGTCAAACGGATCTATAATGCGCAAGCACCAACAAGCAATGTCAAAGGGTGCTAAGCCAAAAACCAAGAAAAGCGAAGACCAAAAAGACAAGCAGAAGGATGCTCAAGCTACAGAGTACAATCTTAAACTTCATTCAAACCAAGTAGTTGTAGATCATCTATCCGAAGGAAAGATCGGTTCAATCACAGTTAGATCTGCGGGTGATGTAAGCGCGAATGCTTCCTTTAAAATTACCATTGAAGGAAATGGAAGCGGCTTAATGAAGGCCGCAATTAATTTTGATGAGTCAATTTTAGCTGTTAAACGACTTGCTAAGACTATTGGGGAAATTGCCACTCCTGAAGGTAAGCGACAATACTTGGACGGTGTTGCTGCGGCTGGTGCGGGTACTATGGCACCCGGCACGAATCCAAACTCCGAGGCGGCAGCGTACGATCTTTCGACGTCTTTAGGCATCGGAAACGTGCCCGTAACAGTACTTCGTAATCAGGATAAGAAAGAAGCAAAAATAAGTCCCAAAGGTCTTACCTCTGTTATGCAGTGGCAAGACTCTGCTATGTCCATAGGAGATTATACGCGTGTTCCTAATTACAGCTTTGAGTCTCTTATAAAATTTGGAGATCCTGATAAAAGAGAGAAAGTTAAAAAACAATTAAAAGAAACTGCAGTGTTTGACGTGATCATGAACAACAATGACCGTCACGCAAGCAATGCGTTAATGACAGCTGACGGAGATCTCGTATGCATTGACCATGGGACCGCTTTTGCAAATGGCATGGCAGGTCATCGCAATGATATAGCTCATGATCTTCA